ACATTTGGGGCATCATGCAAGTCCTGCGCGCCGAACTCGACGAGATGACGGGCGTGCGAGCCGAGATCGAAGCCGCGCAGAGGAAAGAGACTTGACATGAGCGACAGACGACGAAAGCCGCCGAACAAGTGGGGTTGCAAACCGAGTGAGGACGTATGCCTCGAGCACTGTGAGCCGCTCGTTTGCCGCCACGGATGCGAAGAGGCGAAGCCGCACAAGTGCGGTGATAAGAGCGCCGCACACGACACGGAAAGGCGGCACAATGAGCCGTGATCGGCTGCGCCTCGGACCCGAGCTCGGCCCAGATGCGCGCATAGTCGAGCGCCAGCGCGGCGACAAAATCGAGCACGGGCGCCTCGCGAGGATACAAGATGGGCGACCTGTCCCAAACGGCACCGAGTTCGTTACGCTCGGCGATCCCGACGCCGACGGCTGGCACGACGTGCGTACGCTGTACAAGCACGAGCACGCGCCGGCAGAGGACTCGAACGACGACGACGCGGTAAGCGAACCTGCCGCACGAGACGCGCGAGGGCCGGCGCAAGTCGCGACTAGAGCCCTACTGCGAGGGCTACGAACGCATCTTCGGGACGCGCAAGGTCGGCCTCGCATAGCGTGTGAAGTCCGCGTTTTCAAACGATTTTGCCGGCCGAGGGTGTCGCCCCCCTTCCCGCTATTTCCGAGTTATCTCGACAACTTCGCTGAGAGTTGTTACATTCTGGCTTGAGCGTTGGGCTCCCCCTGCCCCGTTCTCCTAGCCCACAGCCCTTTTCGACGGGGGCTGTGGGTTTTTTTCTGCTTCGTGATCTTTTTGTTGTACATCCGATGCAGCTCGTGTAAAACGGGGCTTTCCTAATCGGCCCATCGTCGAAGAGTCGCCACTCGAAGGCGACGGCGGGTACCGAGGGAAGGAATTGAAAACATGCCGCAGGAAGCGTCCGCGCTTGAGCGCGAGCCGTTCGATCGTGTTTTGATCTTAGGCCAGCCCCATTACGGAAAGTCGACCACCGTCGTAGCGTCCGCTGCTGAAGCGTTCGGCTTGGGCTACGTGATCAATTGCGGCAAGAAGACTGGCCTTCTCGAGGCTGCTCGTCGTAACAGTCGCTTCAGGTGGGACCTCGTGCGCGACGAGGTGCAGATGGAAGATGCGCTCAAAGAAGCGCGTCGGGGTTGCAAGAACGGTACGTACAAGTGGGTCGTCATTGACGACTACAACCTGTACGCCTCATGGCTCGAGGTCGCGCTCGAGGATCAGACGCGCAACGCGAAGGGCGAAGCCGATGGGCGCCGGTTCTGGCGCGAGTACCGAAAGAGGCTCATCAACATTTTGCTCAGGTGCTTCGACTTTCACGCGCACTTCTACTGCATCAGTCACTACATCGAAACCGGCGGCGGTCTCATCGACGGGCAGACTGAAAAGACGGGCGTCGATGTCGCGCCGCTGTTCGCGGGAGCCGCGCGCAAAGAAATTCCTGGCATGTTCGCCGACATCGTGTTCTTGGCGCCGAGCTCGAAGGATCCGACAGATCGGAGTTTTTTCGTCAACCCGATCGGCGTCTACGGACCGACGTGCTTGTCGGTGCAAGGCACGCGCGAAATCCCCGCCGATGTGGGGCGGCTGCATCGAGAGTTCAGCAAAGCAGGTAAATCTGTTCGGGCCCAGGGGGCCTCGGAACGTTCCAAAACCCAAAACCGAAAGTGAGAAATGAATGGCCAACGCATCAAAGTCAACGAATCAGAAGAAGCTGGAGTACAAGCGCGTCAGCTACGACGTGAACGAGATAGCGCCAGACGCGCCTGCGGGCGAGTGGCTGGTGTCGATTCCTCGCGGCAAGTGCAAAGTGCAACCGACGAAGGAAGACAGATACCCCATGCTAATCGTTCCGTTTCGGATCGAGAAGTGCGCCGATGAGGATGACGAGGTTCTGGCGAGAGCGATCGGGACTGAGCTCTCGACCATGATCGTCTTCTTCGGCGAGGAAGCGAATGCGCGTGCTATCCGCTTGAGCAAGATCAGGCTTCGTCAGCTCTGCGAAGCTGCCGATGTCGACCTCGACCTCGTGCCTAAGGAGATCGATGACCCGGACAACGACCTCGAGCCTCTCATCCGAGCTCTCGAGGGCAAGAAGTTCCCTGCCTGGACGGTGCTCACGACGCGCAAGGATACCGGCGAGGTCACTACCGAAATGCGGTTCCAGGACCCGAAGGGCACCCTCAAGCGCGCCGAAGACGATGAGGACGAGGACGAAGAGGACGCCGACGAGAGCAAGCGCAGCCGTCGAAGCAACAGCAAGAAGAAGTCGTCTTCTCGTTCGAACAACCGCACGCGCCACTGATCGCGCCACTGATCCGATGACGCCACGCAATCGCAGACAGTCGCCGCTCGAGGACGATGATTTCTCGTTCGTTCTCGAGCATGATGAGGACTCGAGCGGCGACGTCTGCGAACGGTGTGGCTGCGCGCGCGAAAAACATACCGAGGACAGCTGCGAATGCGGCCGGTGCGAAGGATTCGTCGAATGAGAAGGACGAAACCAGCTGTGCGTCTCTCGGATCACCAGATGATCGACGAGATCGAGCGGAAAGGCGGCGTTGTAAGCCCCGCTCGCGTGATGCTCTTGCTGCGCTGGTATCAGACTACGAGCCTTACTGTTCGAGCGCAGAAGGAACTTATCATCAGACTCGGCGACGAAATCAAGCAACTTAGGGCGCAGCTACCGAAAGCGTCGCGTGACCGATGAGTCCAGGCGAAGCGGCCTACACGAAATGGGCGGCGATCATCAATCCCGAAGGTACGGTCGCACGGCTTCGTCTGTCGACTTGGACCAAACTGCCGCTCCGAGTCAAACGGACGTGGGAAGCCGTGGCTGAAGCTGCGATTGAAGCGGCTAGGGGAGAGAACAATGCGTCGAAAAGACTGGGCGGACGATGAAGCAGAGCGCCTCGCAGACCTGATGCGAGACAACGACGACTACTACTTGCTCGTCGAAGAGATCGGGAAGTCGCTCAGGAAGGCCGCAAAGGACTTCGGCGATCATCCTGTGACCGGCGACGTCGGAGAGCACCCGAAGTGAAAGGGCCTCTTTTCAAGTGGTTCGGGTCCAAGTGGCTCTCGTCGCGGATTTATCCGGCGCCTGAGCACGACGTGATCTTCGAGCCCTACGCCGGCTCTGCCGGGTACTCTCTCAGGCATCACGAAAAGCGAGTGGTCATCTGGGAAGACAACGCGCAGCTCAAAGCGCTGTGGCGATGGCTCATCAAAGACGCGACAACGTCGGACGTGCTCGAGATCCCGATCAACCTTCGTGAAGGCACCGATATTCGAAAGCTCGGATTGTCCGACGGTCAAGCGCTGCTGCTCAAGCACTGGCAGCGCACCAACAACGTCGGCGATTGTTGGACGATTTCGCCCTGGGGCGACAAACCCGGCCAGTGGACAGCGAACACGCGCGCTCGCGTCGCCGAAGAGCTGCACGCTGTGAAGCACTGGCGGTTCCGGCGCCCCGGGTTTGACCGTCCGGGGACCTACTTCCTCGACCCGCCGTACTTCTACAACTACCGCTACAGGTTCGAAGAAGCGTTCGATCATCGCGCCCTCGTCGAGCGCATCGAGGCGATCCCGAAGAGCAGCCAGATCATCGTGTGCGAGGCCGCGTGTCAAAAGACCGGCCGCGTGCCGCGGTACCTGCGCTTCAAGCCCTTCGCATCGCGTATCACGTCTAGGCGTAAGAAGACCGAGAACCACCATTCACAGGAGTACCTCTACTATGAGCGACGTTGAAAGAATGAGACGCGAGGCGCTGAAAGCGCAAACGATCGAGCGAAATCTGTACGAACAGGTCGTGCGGATCAGAGAAGAGATAGACCGGATGCTGACCGCCGCGCTCGATTCGCCGCCGACCGTCGAGCTCGTGCTGTTCGCCGGCAAGCTCGGTTCGGTGCAGGACATCTTGATCTCGTTGGAACAAGGCGGCGTCCCCATGGCCGATCCCGACGAGAAGCCGATTCGTATTAGGAGCAACTCATGGGCGCCGTGAAGCAATCGCTGTTAGATGAATTGGGTGTCGTTGTCCCTAAGCTGGAGGAGGAGAACGAGCACGTTCAAGAAATGATCAATTGGTTCTTGGACCAATACGAAGATCCCGTTGAAAATTGTCCTGTGGACGAGGGCACATACGTCTTCGTATATGGTGGTCCGTACGTTGCTGGAGATGTCCTCTACGAGCGCTTTGGCGACGAGAAGACGGATGCCGATGTAGACCGTGCGGCAGAACTCCTCTCGAATAGTTGCCTCGAATGGTCGAAGAAGCCGTCTGACGAATTTTCTGACGTATGACCGCGAAGGCTCTTCCAGTTGTTGCAGACTACGACCCCGTCGCCGCCGGGGCGCGCTGCGATCTGTGCCCACTCAAAGGAAACACCGTCGTGCCTCCAAAGGCATCGCCGCTCCCGACGAAGGTCGTCTTCGTCGGCGAGGCCCCCGGACGAAAAGAGGAAATTCAGGGCGCCCCGTTCGTGGGCCAGACCGGAGTTTTCTTGCGTGGGCTCTGCCGCGAGACCGACCTCGATTTCATGTCGGCTGCTCTGACTAATGCTGCCTTGTGCAGGTCAAACGTTGATAAAGAAAACGAAGAAGCGGCCGTGTTCTGCGCCCCGAGGCTGCTTCGAGAGCTCGCCGCGTTCGACCCGTCGATCCCTATCGTCACGTTCGGCAAGACGAGCACGCTCAGTGTGCTCGGGGTGCGCAGCATCATGCAAGCGCGCGGGTTCGTCTGGAAGGCGCGCGAGATCGACGCGCTCGCCGCTTGGAGCAAAGCGAAGAAAGCGAAAACCAGAGGTGCCCCGAAGTGGAAAGAGCTCTGGCTGAAAGCTCAGATCGCCGAAGGTCGCAGCCAGCTCGCCGGACGCACGGTGCTACCGACAGTGCACCCGGCCTTCGTGCTGCGGTCTGACACGTGGCTGCCGATTCTGAAGATCGACCTCGACCGCATCGCTCGATGGGTGAGCGGCGAGCTGACGCGCAAAAAGTTGCTCGAGAATGGGCCCTACGTTGTCGTCTCGAAGCGAGACGACATCCGGCGCCAGCTCGGTAAGCTCAAAGACGTTATCTCTGTCGACATCGAGACGGGTCCGAGCAAGCCGGGCGGCAAAGACGGCGCCGATCCCAATCGGAATAGGATTCTCTGCGTGGGGGTCTCGGACGGCAAGCACACGGTCGTCCTGTGGCCTTGGCGAAACACCCATGCGCCGCTCTTGAACGCGCTCTTCAAACGGGTGCGCGTCATCGGAATGCACAACGGCTACAACTTCGATCAGATCAGCCTCGCGCGCCACGGCGTCCCGTTCGAGCCAATCGAGGACAAGCTCGAGGACACGCTAATCGCGCACCACACGTTCGCCAGCCACATGCCGCAACGTCTCTCGCACGTCGCGAGCGTGTTCATCGATGCGGGCCCTTGGAAAACGACGTTCAAGCAAGGCTCTGGCGGCGCGAGCGAAAAAGGGCTCCCACCTGAGAAACTGTCCGGCGAAGAGCTGACGCTGTACAATGCGGCGGACGCGAGGATTCAAGCGCGCGTGTGGCTCGCCATGCAATCGGACCTCGAGAGCGAGCGCGCAGTCTACGAAGTCGACAAAGAGAACGGGCGTCTTTGCCGAGGCATGATCATCAACGGGATCGGCGTGGATCTCGAGCGTCGAGGGCAGCTTCGAGACGCGATCATCGCCAAAGAAGCAGACTTGCTTGAGAAGATGCGAAAGCTGCTGCGCCGCAAGAACTTCCATCCGATGCAGCTGTCCGAAGTGCGCAAAGCTCTTTTCACGACGCTGGGGGCGCCTCTCGCAGCCGCCGACCCGACCGAATCGGGGCTTCCCTCAACGAGCCAGACGACGCTTGAGCGCTTGAAGGGGAGCTCGACGAGAGCCGGTCGATTCGCGGATTTGCTGCTGCAATGGCGCGGCGCCGTGAAGATTCGCACGACCTACATCGAGAGCCAGATCCTCGACAGGCCGGCGAGGAAGAGCGCCACCGTGAGCCGGACGCACTTCAATTGGAAGAGCTATGGGGCCGCCTCGGGAAGGTATTCCTGTCGGCTTCAGAGCTGCCCGCGCGCCGAGTACCTCAAAGACAAGAGCATCGTGCTCGAGACGCGCGTGCGCGAGGCCTATGTGGCGCGGCCGGGCTGCAAGCTCGTCTACTTCGACCTGAGCCAAGCCGAGCTTCGATTCGCTGCCTACCTGTCCGGGGATCCTGCATTTATCGCAGCCTGCGAATCGGGGGATGTGCACACGGCGACCGCGCAATTGCTCTTCCCCGCCGAGGCTGCGCTCATCGGCGCCGACCCGAAGGGCGCGGGCAAACCGTTCCGGGACGTCGAGAAGAACTCGATCTTCGGGTTCATCTACTACGCCGACCCGTCGACTATCTTCGGCTTCGTACGCAGCAAAGGTTTGCCGGTCGAGATGCGCGACGTGATCGTAATGCACGACATGGTGCGCGGAAACTTCGTCGTCTACTTTCGGTACGTCGAGCGGAACAAGCGTCAGGTCGACATCGATGGGTACATGCGATGCGCTCTGTCAGGGCGTATCTCTTGGCTCGGTTGGCACACTGGTATCAGCGACGTCGCGAACCGGCCGATTCAAGGCGGCATCGCATCACTCATGAACGTGCGCCTACCGAAGATCGCTCGAGCTCTGCCGACGGGCGCGCACGTCGTGGCGCAGGTGCACGATGCGGCCATCATGGAAGTGCCTGACAAGCACGTCGAGCGCGTGAAAGCGCTGGTCGATGCGGTTTGGAAAGAGCCGGTGGTCATCCCTGCGGACGGCTATGGCTCGAGCCTGCGCGTCGAGGATGGCGCGAGAGAGTTCGTCATGCCGATTGATCTCAAAGTCGGCGAACGATGGAGCGACTTCGGATGACGGACGAACGGTTTCTTGGGTACTGCGAGATCCACTGTCGAATCGTCGAAGCACTCGGCGACAAATTCGACTACTCTGAATTGATGTCCGGGGATGACGCGCGAATTTCGAAAAAAGGAGAACGATATGACAACCAAACAAGAAGGTGGTGATCCGTGTTACGAGAAAGCCGAGCCAGACGAGCCGATCTTCGTTCTGCGCGCTCAGGACATTCTCGCGCCCGAAATCGTGCGTGAGTGGGCCTACCGCGCATCGAAGCTAGGTTCGCCTCGAGAGAAGGTGGTCGGCGCGCGTGCGATTGCTGATCAAATGGAAGACTGGCAGATCGAGCGCGAACGCAGAAAGGTGCCGGACTGATGAGACGAGAAGACTCTCTCCCAGAGACTACCCACAAAGCTGCTCTTGAGCTGGTGCGTGCGATAAACGAAAACGGGCCGAAATGCGTCGGCGTTGTGATCGTCGTCGTGTTCAACAATGAACAAACAGTGATTCCGATCATAGACAGCGGCGCACGACACGTCCGAGAAGAGGACCCCGTACGTGCGCTAGTGAACGACGCGGCTTACGCTCTAGTCGAACATCTAGGTACAGATTTCTCTGCGGTGAAAGAGAAAAACTGATGACAAGCGGCCCATTTTTGCGACCGTGCCGGCGCGTTATCGTCGAGAGCCCGTTCAAAGGCGACCTCGCCAAAAACAAGTGGTACCTCGAACGCTGCTTGCGCGATTGCATTTCTCGGGGCGAGAGCCCCTACGCTTCGCACAAGATGCTCACGGTCTGTCTCGACGACGACGATCCGAAGGAGCGACAAATGGGCATTGAGGCGGGCTTCGCATGGAAGCAAGTGGCCGACCTCACCGCGTTCTACACTGACCTCGGCTGGAGTCACGGCATGGTACTCGCTCGAGACCACTGCGAGAAGAACGGTATGCCGTACGAAGTTCGAGCTCTCAGTCAAG